ATAGAATGTATAATGGTAAAATAGATTCATTAGTAAAAAGAATTACTGGTTTTGCAGATATGATTCAACTTACGCATCTTAAGTTGCAACAAGTAATGTCACGTATGGTACCAGATGGAGTTTATCTTGATGCTGATGGTTTAGCTGAGGTTGATTTAGGTAACGGAACAAATTACAATCCACAAGAGGCTTTAAACATGTTCTTCCAAACTGGTTCGGTAATTGGTAGATCATTTACTCAAGATGGAGATATGAATCCAGGCAAAGTGCCTATTCAAGAGATTACATCGGGATCTGGTGGAAACAAAATTCAAGCTCTTATAGGTAATTATAATTATTACTTACAAATGATAAGAGATGTAACCGGTCTTAATGAAGCTAGAGATGGTAGTATGCCAGATAAAAACGCTTTAGTTGGTGTACAAAAATTAGCAGCGGCAAATTCAAATACTGCTACTAGACATATATTACAAGCTGGATTATATTTAACTGCTGAAACAGCGGAGTGTCTATCTCTTAGAATATCTGATATCATAGAATACTCCCCAACTAGAGACGCTTTTATACAAGCTATAGGCGTACATAATGTAGCTACACTAGAAGAAATGAAAAATCTTCATTTATATGATTTTGGTATATTTTTAGAATTATCTCCAGATGAAGAAGAAAAAGCTATTTTAGAAAACAATATTCAAATGGCAATTCAACAGCAAAATATAGAGCTAGAAGATGCTATAGATCTTAGGGAAATACGTAATATAAAGTTAGCTAATCAACTTCTTAAAATACGTAGAAAGAAAAAACAAGAAAGAGATAGACAACTACAATTAGAAAATATACAAGCTCAAACTCAATCAAATGCGCAGGCTGCCCAGGCTGCTGCACAAGCAGATGTTCAAAAAAACCAAGCATTAAACGCTGGTAAAGCAGAGTTAATGCAAATGGAGGCGGAAATTGATGCTCAAAAAATGTTGCAAGAAGTTCAAATGAAAAAAGAGTTAATGGCATTAGAATTCCAATATAACATGCAATTAAAAGGTATTGAGGTTGATGGCATGAAAGAAAGGGAAAAACAAAAAGAAGATCGTAAAGACGAGAGAACAAAAATTCAAGCAACACAACAGTCAGAAATGATTGAACAAAGAAATAGTGGAAAACCACCTAAAAACTTTGAATCCGCGGGTAATGATATACTAGGTGGAGGATTTGATTTAGGGGCGTTTGAACCTAGATAAAATTTATTAATTATTATTATATTATATTATGGAAGAAAAACTAGAAGAAGTAGTTGAAGAAACTACACAAGAAACAACTGAACAAACTGAGGAAACTCCTCAAGTAAATGAATCTAATTTTGAAAGCGCTGGTGATGATAGCGTTATTAAAGTAGATTTAAGTAAACCACCAAAACCAGTAGAAGAAGAAAATGAAACTAAAGAAGATAACGCTGACGACAGCGGAGTGGTTGCAGAGTCTGAAAGTGCCGAGCCCACACAAGAACAAAAAGAAGTACAACCGGAAGCAGAAGCACAAGAAACTTCAGTATTAGAAGAGATAACAGAAGATTCTACCGAAGAAGAAGTTGCTGAAGTTGAAGAGCAAGTTGAAGAGGCTATTGCTGAGGCTCAGGCTACTGGAAAACCAATACCAGAAAATATCCAAAAACTAATAGATTTTATGGAAGATACTGGTGGAGATTTAAATGATTACGTTAAACTTAATCAAGATTATTCAAAATTAGATGATAAAAATCTACTATATGAATACTACAAGCAAACAAAACCTCATTTAAATAATGAAGAAATTAACTTCCTTATGGAAGATTCGTTCTCTTATGATGAAGAAATTGATGAAGAAAGAGATATACGAAGAAAAAAATTAGTCCAAATACTATGAAGATATCAAAGCTGGAAGTAAATTAACTCCAGAACAGCAAAAAGCTGTAGATTTCTTTAATAGATATAACAAAGAGTCAGAAGCAACTCAAAAAACAGTTAAAAAGAATACTGATATTTTTACACAAAAAACAAATAATGTTTTTAACGATAAGTTCAAAGGTTTTGAATACAATGTCGGTGATAAAAAGTACAGGTTTAATGTAAACAATGCTGAAGAAGTTAAAAATACTCAGAGCGATATAAATAATTTTACCAAAAAGTTTTTGGACAAAAATTCTACATTATCAGATGCTAAGGGTTATCACAAATCTCTATTTACAGCAATGAATGCAGACGCTGTTGCAAAACACTTTTACGAACAAGGAAAAGCTGATGCTATGAAAGATAGTGTCGCTAAAGCCAAAAACGTGAATATGGATCCAAGACAAAGTCATGGGAAAATTGAAGCAGGTGGTTTAAAATTCAAAGTGTTAGGTGATAATGCTGCTGATTTTAAGTTTAAAAATAAAAATCAAAAATAATAATTTAAAACATTTATAAAAAATGGCAATTTCAAGTGCAACGCCGATTGATGCGGCGCCAAGAAAACAAACGTTGTCGTCTAATTATGTAGACTTTACATCAAGTGATACTGAAGGATGGGCGCAACAATACTTACCAGATCTTATGGAAAAAGAAGCTGAGATCTATGGTAAAAGAACAATCGCAGGATTTTTAGCTCAAGTAGGAGCTGAAGAAGCTTCTGCAGCTGACCGAGTTGTTTGGTCTGAACAAGGTAGATTACATTTAGCGTATAAAGGAACAATTGCTGGTTCTCCAGCTGGTGATGCTAGTGATAATATCATTACTATTACTAAAGATATTGATGGTAATACAATTGCTTCAGGTGAGCATGGTATTAGAAAAGGTGATATCGTTATTGTTTCTCAAGCAACTGCAACTGTTAGAGGTTATGTAGACGATACTAGTGCAACTACTATCACTGTACATCCTTACAACGAAGCTGATTTAGATGCCGCTGGTTTATCAGATGATTCTACTGCTGACGCTGTAAGAATACTAGTTGTTGGTTCTGAGTTCGCTAAAGGAACAGCTGCTAGAGACTCTGCTAACTCTCCAAAGTTCAAATCTCATATGAACAAACATATTATCTTAAAAGATTTCTACGAAGTATCAGGTTCTGATGCATCTGCAATCGGTTGGGTAGAAGTTTCCGGTGAGGAAGGACAAAATGGTTACTTATGGTATCTAAAAGCTGAAGGAGACACTAGAGCTCGTTTCGCTGATTATTTAGAAATGTCTATGTTAGAAGGTGAATTAACAGTTGCAAACTCTGTTATTGATCTTCAAACTGGTACTGATACTGGTGCTGATGGTTCTGGTACTGAAGGTTTATTTAAAGCTATTACTGCTAGAGGTCACCAAACTACAGGTGTTACTGGTGTTAACGCTGCGACTGATTTAGCTGAGTTTGACGCTATTTTAGCTGTATTTGACCAAAATGGTGCTATTGAAGAAAACATGATGTTTGTAGATCGTTCTACTAGCTTAGCAATGGATGACATGTTAGCTTCTATGAATTCTTATGGAGCTGGTGGTACTTCTTACGGAGTATTTGATAACTCTGAAGACATGGCACTTAACTTAGGATTCTCTGGATTCCGAAGAGGTTCATATGACTTCTACAAGTCTGACTTTAAATACTTAAACGATAAAGGTACAAGAGGTGCTTTAAATGACACTGTAAATGCAATTAGAGGTGTTGTTATACCAGCTGGTGTATCTTCAGTTTATGATGAGATGTTGGGTAAGAATATGAAGAGACCATTCTTACACGTACGTTATAGAGCTTCTGAAACTGAGTCTAGAAAAATGAAGACTTGGGTTACAGGTTCTGTTGGTGCAATGACTTCTGGGAAAGACGTTATGGAAGTACATTACTTATCTGAAAGATGTTTAATTACTCAAGGTGCTAATAACTTCATGTTAATGAACTAAGCACAATTATTCTAAAGAGACTGGGATTAATTTCCCAGTCCCTTTATTTTTATTAATTTTATTATATATTATATTATGGCAAAAAAAACAAAAAATACAGAGGTGGAATCAACTCCACCGGTTGTAGAACAACCAAAAGTTGAAACGCCGGTTATGGAAAAACCAAAAAAAGTTGAAATTAAATCAACAAATCCAGAAGATAATTGGGAGATAAAAGATAGATTATATTATTTAACTAAAAACAGAGCTCCTTTAACTTACTTAATAAGAGGTAGTAATATTCATTATTTTGACGAAGAAAAAGGGTATGAAAGAGAGTTAAAGTATACTTCAAATCAAAGAACTTGTTTTGTTGATGAAATGAAAGGTGAGCAAAGATTAGAACATATAATTTTTGAAAAAGGACATTTGTTTGTTCCTAAAAATAAAACCGTTTTACAAAAACTATTATCTTTATATCATCCACATAGAGATACTTTGTTTGAAGAATCAAAGCCTTCAGTTAAAGCCGCGAGTCAAATTGAAATTTTAGAATTAGAAATAGAAGCATTAAACGCTGCTAAAAACATGGATATAGATATGGCTGAAGCCATTATGCGTGTAGAAATTGGCTCTAGAGTATCAGAGATGAGTTCTAAAGAACTTAAAAGAGATTTACTACTATATGCTAAGAAAAACCCAGCGTTATTCTTAGAATTAGTAAATGATGAAAATGTTGTTCTTAGAAACTTTGGTATTAAAGCAACTGAAATGGGGATATTAAAATTATCTTCTGATCAAAGGACTTTTTCGTGGGGTTCTAATGATAGAAAACTAATGAATGTCCCATTTGATGAACATCCATATTCAGCTTTAGCCGCTTGGTTTAAAACTGATGAAGGAATGGAGATTTATCAAAATATTGAAAAAAGATTAAATTAATCTAACTGTAGATGCAGTCGCTCTACGGGGCGATTGCAAACTACAAAAATTATATTATATGCAAAATAAAAAATCAAAAGGATTGGGTGATACGGTTGCAAAAATTACAAAAGCAACTGGAATTAAAAAAGTTGTAGATACAGTCGCTAAAAAAACAGGTAAGGATTGTGGCTGTGCAAAAAGACAAAATACTTTGAACAGATTATTTCCTTATAATAATTAAAAAGAAATTA